TGTTAACCTATTTGGTTCCTGAATCTTCGTGGTTACGAGAAGAAAGAGCCAAAGCCATCTTCAAATGGTTTCCAGCTGTTGTTGGAGCCTACATGGTATATAGGTTTTTCCGAAATGATTTCGACAACCAAAACAATACTTATACCGCAGAAACTTCTAATACGCCGCATACACCGTGGCAATATACTAAAGAGAAGCTAAATTCTGCTCCTTCTATGACTCAAAGTGCTCATACTACTACAGGTGATCACCTTAAACAGAAGGTATCTGACAATATGGCAATTGTTACATGTGAAGAATCTAATGGAAAGAAATCTCATGCTATTTCTTTACCAGTAAAAGGTAATTATTATTTGGTACCAACCCATATATTACCATTAACTGGAAAGTATGATTTAACATTCTATCCTAAGGGTTTGAACAGTAATGAAGGCAAAGCTAAAGTGCCAAGTGTAAGCAATTTAGATCTTAGCCCTATTGTAGGTTCAGATTATACTATTGTACGAGTTGTGTCAAGCGCTCCTCGTTGGGATTTAACCAAACATCTCCCATTGAATAAGTTTGAAAAACGTCTCGGTACTTATATCACCCAACATTTGTCGGATGAAATGAGTGAGGAAAAGACTTGGATTTCTCGTTATACCAGGTTAGGTGTTGGTGCGTCAGTGACAACAAGACAAAAGGCATTAATTACGAATGCGTATACGTTAGAGTTATCACGAGATACTACTGCCGGGATGTGTGGTTCAGCTTTTATTGATGAGACACGTGGTGTTCTATTAGGCTTGCATTCAGCAGGTAGAGGGAAAAATGCTATTCTCTCTAGCTTGACTTATCAAGAAGTAGAGACTGCACTAACAAAATTTGACAGTGTTTATCAACCTACATCACAAGCTACCTTAGATATTGGTAGCGAACAAGGCTATACTCTGGCCTCAGGCGACAAATGGATGAATTGTCAAGTCGAAAATGAAGAATACAACATGCCCGTATTAGCACATACGTGGATCAACCATGGAGTAGTTCTTAAACATGGTGTACCTGAAGTAGATGCACCCCAAAGTCCTTTTTGTAAATCTGATTATCTGCAAGCTGTAACTGCAGAATTCGGACCGACTAAAGTTGGGCCTCCACAAGAAATGACAGCTGATTATCACAAAAAGAAAGCTGCAATTGATTATAATACACCTAAGCAAGATTTTGCTAGTGTTGATGTCAAGAGAGCAGTTGATGATTATCTAGGACCAATTTTGGAGAAAATCAATTTGATGAAGGAAACTGATCCTGAATTATTCGCAGAAGTCAAACGCGAATTATCAGTGCAAGAAGCCTTAGATGGTGTAGGTGAGCAAGGTCTCACAGGCATCAATAATTCAACTTCTATTGGTTGGCCTTATAGTGGCAAGAAGAAGAAGTATATGGTTATGGATGAACTCGATCCTAATACTCCACTTATGCCACGTTCTTTTTATGAAGATCTATATCCTTTGGAGGAAAGGATTAAGAGGATTCGTAAAAATGCCAGAATGGGACAACGTTCTAACTTTATTGTGAAAACATGTTCCAAGGCAAATGAGTTATTACCACTGGAAAAGAAGAAGTGTAGGCCTTTTCAGGCAATGGGAACTGATGTATTAGTTTCTTGTCGCCAGATATTTGCGCCTATGGTACGATTCTTTGGTGCTAATAAATACTTGACAGAATGTATGTTAGGTATTAATATGAAATCACATGAAGCCGGAGAGTTTCGTGATTTTATGACTCATTTCAATGAAGATATGTGTATTGCAGGTGATTTCAAAGCCTATGATCGTAACATGTCTGCACAAATCACATCAGCAGCCGCTGAAATAATTGTGCAAGTTCTCAAAGCTTTTGACTATACGGATAGTCAACTCGAACTTGCTAATGCTTTGTTAACTGAAATTATCTATCCTCACATGAACTTCTATGGCCAAGTTTTTGAAATGGCTAATTCTAATCCTTCGGGACAACCACTCACAACACATTTGAATTCAATTGCTAATTCATTGTATAC